CTAGTGTTACATTAATCTTTGTTGGTTCGTTTGTTACTACGTAATTGCTATTTTCCATTACCCACCCATTTCATAGTTTAAATGCTTTCAGACCAAGTTGGAATAAACCTTCCATCTTCTGTCTTCGTATATGTAAGTATACCGTCTCCCATGCGTCTTGTCAATTCTTGACTTGTAGGAGTCATATTATTTGTTATTAATTTGTCTTTTCTTGGTTGTCCAATATGTATACTTGCAAGTATAGCACGAATTTCTCTTACCTGTGATTCTGAGTAATATGCTCTTACCTGCCAGTGTCTTTCTCCGTTTAATTGTGCACCAATAGGAGCAGGGATCATTCCTCGTTTAATTAGTGTAGGAATATACTTTCTGTGCCTATTGACAAGAATAGCAGTTTCTGCTACACTATACGCTCTTTCTTTACCCTTTTTAAAATCTGACAACAAACATGTTTCTAATCTATCTTTTGTAATATTATAAAACGTAATCATGCCAGTAGATCTTGATCTGTGGTGAACTCTTACTAAGTCACCATTAAGAAACCATACTCTAACTTTACCTTTTATTACAGGCTCGTTATTGTACTCTTCGCTCTGGATCTTTCCTTTAGTAGTAGCCATTTGCCTTCCTGACTTTGTGTTGGGGGATGATAAAATTTTCTAAATCCGCACATCATGCAAAAGGTTTCCATGTGATCTACACTTGTGTATTGTCTATCAATAAAAACTCTACCCTTGCATTTACCACAAACTAACATATCAAGTCTTTCATTTAGTTTGGTATTCCAATAATAATTAAGTTAACAGCCAAAGATAGGTCTCCTGATGCACCGAAGCGAACAACCCCATCTACCTTTGATGTTGTAATATTTTGTAATATTACTGTTACGTTTTGACCAGCAGGTGTGCCACCTACGTTGACTGCTGTTGCAGTAACGATGGGAGCATACTTGTAGTCACTAGGGAAACTGTAAGAAAATGGTTTTTCTGATGATGCAGAAACGGTACTGTTACTTGCAACGCTTACATAACCACCGATAAATCTAGTTTCTGAAGTCTTAACACTTTGCTTGCCAGCAGTTCCAGAGTCGATGGTTGTGTAGTTAAAGGTTGCAGATGACACCTGTGTAGATAGGTCATTTATTGTGTCTGCTAACTGATAAATATATGATACATCAAGAGGTTGCCCTCTTTCTGGTAGTGGTACTTTTGCCATTATTTCCTCCTGTTAAAGTATATCATTAAACTGTCCAAGGCCCACCTTGGTAAACTCTTAAAAAAGTAGTATCTCTAGATATAGGAAAACCCTTTAAATAAATCTCAACAGAAAGTCTGTTGGGTGGCGATCCTTGAACAACACTATTCTTTGTATATGTTGCTGGGGTAATTAAAGAAATGCTAGATGTATCTACTCTAGAACGATATTGCCAATCACCGCTGTCACCTCTGTCCCATCTCACCCAAACATCATAGGTCATTGCCTCTTTAATTAAAATTGATCCCTTTTTAATTTCAACAGAATTCCAAGCAACCGTGCTTACATCTCCAGCCTTCGTATGATGAATTGTTCCAGGCACGTAGGTAAATTCTGGCTGTACTAAAAATATTGGAGACCAGTGTGAAGTTCTGTTCTTATCTTCTGATATGACTCTATATCTAACTTCATATCCTTCTGTTACAGAATTTATTGCTGGGAGTCTGCTTTCAAGGATCCTAGCCTTTTTAATTACTTCTTTGGACATTAAGAAACGCCTATCGAAAATCTAAACTCAATATAATTACTTGTATTAGGAGACTTAACTATGCTTGAAGATGTTGAGTTTTTAATAACAGAATATCCAGTTAGACCGTACAAAGGATTTAGGGTTGATACATTTTCCAACCTCATTGCATCTAGCGCAATGTAATAATCATCTGATGGGTTTGAACTAACAATAGCAGTTGCATATATCTTTACAACAGTTACAGCATCCCAGGTAAAGTTTGAACTTATGTATAAGTTTTGAAGTTGTTTAGAAATAACGAAGTATCTATTTGTATCAAAGTCATACTCTCCTGGGCCAGTACCATTAACTAGTTCTGCCTCAAACCTTGCAAATGCTTCTGGGTTTGCAGAGTCTGTAGATGCAAAGTCTACCAAAATTCTAACTGCATCTGGAGAAGAGGCATTTTGTAAAATTTCTGATGCGCCATCTTTGTTAACAATTGAAAAAGCAAGTCTTAATTCATCTACTGGAGAGTTTCTACTAAAGTCTACGTTAGGTCCAGTTAGGTGTATGTGATTTGATCCGTTCTCAATAACAAAATGATCTTGTCCTGGTCCACTTTCTGAACTAATTGTTAAATCAGCATCATCGCCTCTCATCATGATTACATTATTAAAAAATCTAGGACGTTCATATCTTTCTGCTCTAGATGTTTTATAAAAAATAGCGTTATCTGCATTGGTTTGAAAAACCTTGTTGGTGGTTGCAATTATATTATCATTATCTGGTGCATCAAGAGATTCTGAGATTGTTGGTATTTCTGTTGCCTCTGATGTTGTGTGATACTGCCAATTTTCTGTTTGTGTAAAAGCAAAAACAGTTTTGCTGTCATACGCACCTGCTGCAGAGTTTGCTCCTGCAGAATATATTCCTACTTCTGTTATTTCATATCTTTCTTCTGTAGGTATTTCTGCTGTTAATACAATTTTTTCGATACCGTTTTCATTAATAAAGCCCCTTGAGGATATTGGAACTCTAAACATTTCAAAATCTAGGCTTTGTTTATTTGAATAGTCTTCGGATGGATCTGATAAAAGAAGTGGCTTCTGTCCACAACCAACAGCAATAAATGAAGCATAGGCTGGAGCCTGGCCTAGCAAGTATTTTCCAATTATAGATTTACCAGTATTAGTAATCATGATTCTTCTCCATTTAAATATCCCTCATATATTGTACCATTAACGACAATCTGTATCTCTATCTGCTCATCACTATCTAAATTAACAGACTCTACAACAATGTCTCCTGTTTGAATATCTGAATACACATATGAGCCATTAGGTCCAGTTGGACTGGTTGGTACCTTTTGATCTAGTTTTATAGAAAAATTGTTAAAGTATTTGTTTGAGGTTGACTGTAGGCCCAATATATTATTTGGATTATACTGCTGCTCAATATCTGATAAATTTTTGATAAGTTGATATGATATCTGTTGACCATTTACAGTATCATTTCTAGCAATATTAATTAACTCATGCCCTCCAATATTTTCAAATATTAGATCTGTCATAAGTTCAATTGGAACTGAGTCATCATCAAAAAGAATATTGTCTGGTATAGAGGTTTTAACTGGGTCTACAAAGTTTGAAGAAAATGAATTCACACCAGCGTTAGATGGTGTTTGTGGCGTAGGATTAACTGTAGACATCTTATATCTCGCTCACATATATTTTCATGTTAGGCCCATCTGGTGTTCTTGAATATTCGGTATTGTATACAACAAACCTAGATGTGTCGGATGCTACCAAGTCTAGCCCGTTTGCATCTTTATAATTAATTGTCACGATATCTCCTAACTGAATTGTTGGAATGCTAAAAATATCTAAACCAATAGATTTTTTTGGCTTCATTAACTTATTAATAATCCATCCCATTAACTGCTCTGCGTCATCCTGTGTTTGAATATATGGGCTATCTATAGAAAATTCATTTTTGCCATATATCATTCTGCTCTGCTTGATCTCATCATATTTTGCACGTTCAACAACTGGAGATACCAAGACTTGATTTCCTCTTAGTTCTGGATCTGAGAAGTTGCTTCTCTTTTTAAAATATTCATCAACACTTAGTTCGTGTGTTGTGTCTTGTGTAAAAGTAATACCCTGAATTCTTAAAAAGTTTCCAGTTGTTTCATCAAGCAGAAGGGACTTATCTGTTGCATTAAATATTAAAAACTCAGCGCCATAGGAGTCTGCTTGAAACCCTGATGTTGTATATCCCTTTATTCTATTAAATGTTGGAGATAGTTGTGCGTATAGTGCTGGATATGCACGATCATATCTAATATCAAAGTAAGCACACTCTCTCATGATTGTGCCAAATTCATCAAAGTACATATTATATTTTGGTGATTCTTGAGCGCTTATTCCAGACAGGTAGGTGGACTGGACTGCCCCGCTAATGGCATACTTTCTAAACGACTCATTAAGATTTATTTGGTCATCTCCAAATGCTTGAGACAAATTATCTACAGCAGTAGATACTGTGTTTTGAGAATAATTTGAGGCAAGAGCATAAATATTTTCAAACATACATCTTGATGAACCACGAGCAAACAAAGCCATGTTGTTGTATACAGGAAGCGGATCTGTATCATCTACAACTTGAATCAATTTGTTATTAACGTATAGATAAAACTTTCTAGTTTTTCCAATGTCTTGGTACTCTACAGATAAATCATATACTGTGGGATTTTCTTCACCAGAAACCCTATACTGTCCAGTAAATCTACCGTCATCTACCAAAACATTTGTTAGGCCTCCCCAAAGTTTAACTGGTACAGCCTCTGCCTCATCCGTACTTCCTTCTTTTTTCATAACCTTATAGAAAATAATATTGTTAACTAAATTTCCATTTGAATAAGATTCAATATTATTTTCTGTTAGGGCAATAATTTCAAAGTAATATCCGTTGTTAGTTTCTGGATTTAGCAAAACCGCTAACCCGCCAGAGCCACCACCAATATTAATGCTCTGATTAGATAAAGATCCAGTTACTTGGTAATACGAAGAACTGCCTATTGGTGTTTGAGATCTAGAAATATTATTCTCAATTTTTCCAACAACTCTAATTCTAGTTCCAAAATGTTTATACGCATTATTTAATTCTTTATAAACATATGAAATAAAGTTAACAGGTTTTTCTGTTGTTTTAAAAGATGGACCATTTACAATTAATGCAGAAGACTGAATTGTTCCTGATTGCGTTGACTTTAAACTATTAACAAGAGTTTCTGTTAAATAGTTGGTTGCCATAAAATTTTTAATAACGCCATTTCTTGTGGTTTGTCTAGCCAAAGAATCATTTTTTCCAGACGTGCCAACTACAAGCCCTAAAGATTTTGCCTCTGCCTGAATATCTTGGGTAGGTGATAAATCAAAAAGATATTGAGAATTCATATTACATCCACGAACATATCTGTTGTCAGACCAATAAGAGTTAATTCCAGCAGAGTGAGAAGTTATCTGTGTACCAAACTGACCACGACCATGAGACTCAACTGCACCATTCTTGAGTCTAGTTATTCCAGAAACAGTCTCGTAGTATGGGGTTGAGAAAATTCTTACAAGACCAGTTGGATATATTTTTCCATTAAACGGAAGCGAAGCAAAATATTTTTGATACTCTTGATTACTAGAAATCCAAACATTGCTGCTTCCCTGCCTATTAGAATTTCTCCATGCTCGGATGTCTTCTTCTTTTGTAACATTGCTTGGTGCAAGTTTTCCAGGCAAAACTATCTGTGGCTTTGTATCATCTAATGATCCGTCAGACTTTATTGGGTACCAAATTGGCAAAGTCACATTGAACTGTGCTGCATCATATCGTATTATTTCTCCATTAGAATAAAAATATCCGCTATACCTAGTAAGCCAGTATACGTTTTCTCCAAGATCAATAATATTGTTAATTAGATTATTATTAACTACGGTTGGAGCAATACCTGGTATGTCAGAGTTAATAGGCATTGCACCTAATACATAACTTCCCTGCTTAGATGCAACCTCATTTATTGTTTTTGTATTCTCTGTACCCGCAACTTCCCACAAAAGGGATGGCTTATATATCCAGGTCTTGTCTTGGTCAACCATAGTGGACTGTCTTATTGAGCCGTATGATCTTTG